CCGAACAATAGAACCACCAGACTTCATTAAAACCTTCATTAGTGCCACAGAAGAACTGGTATGACTGAGTCATATTAATATCTTGGAACACGTATGTACGCAAAGTACAAGGCAAAGTTTCGATTCGGCCAGAATACATATAAAACTTATCTTGACCCATCCAGTAAGTAACGTTATTTACAGCAACTGTAGCATTTGGTGAAATAATCGAAATGTTATCAGCAAGTAGTTGGAAACCCCAAACATAGGGCGCCCCTAAATATTGCATAGAATAAATGGCAGCATCAGTCCAAATTAAAATTTCTTGGCGAGATTGTAAAACTGTAATAATAGAAGAGCCATGGCTAAGTAAATAACTACCAGCTTGATTAGTAACTATAGGAGTCCAAGTCAATACATTTTCTTGGTCAGACCAACGAATAAGCATTGGGTTTTGCGTAGAAGAACCGTAATCGTTAGTGCCAAAACAAATTGTAAAACGGCTAGCATCAGATACCAAAACATAATTAGCCATAAGGGGTGTATCTGTATCGCCGTACCACCACTGCGTACCATTTTGTGTGTTAGTGTTTGTATGAGAAATAACTTGTGCTACGTTATAGACGTTAGGGTTTGCCGCATCAACAACCCAGTAATAAATAGGGCCGCCACGTGGATTAAATAGTAAGTTTTGACCAAAATTAGATTGGCTCCATAAGCGCAACTGAACGCCAATACCAAGACCTGCAGATGCAGATGAACCCCAACCTGTAGACGTATATCCTGTAGTTACGCCGCCCCAGCCACCAGCACCCCAACCAACGTTTGTTGTGTATATATCACTACCTGTTGTAATTTGGTAAGTAGCAATAGTAGCTCCGCCGCCATTACCTGTATCGCTTGCATTAGATGTAACAGGAACCGTAATACTATACTGCGAAGATGAAATGTAAGTAATCTGATACCCACCCACGGCATTAAGAACCGCAGCGGTAACATTACCGCCAAGGCTAGCAGCACTTGTAAAGCTAACCCAATCACCCGTTTGCGCACCGTGGGCTATATCTGTAACTGTAATTACGCTTGAATACGGGCTTGTTGTAACAGCGGCAAATGTAGCTTCGCCTGCACTTGTTGTAGAACGGATAGGGGTTACATCGTACTCAAAACCACCTGTACCCTGCTGAATATAAAACTTTGAGTTAGTACCAATACCCATGTAGTTGTAGCCGTTAAGCCCAATCCAGTTCCATAAAGAACGGATAACACCGTACATACGCCCGCCAGTATAAACAGTACCAGTATCTATTACCCAACCACCAATTTTTTCTACTTGACCAGAACGAAAACGAATTTTGTCGCCCTGAAACCACCCGCCTTCATTAGCTAAGGTAGTTCCTTCTTTATTAATACCGGGTCGAAATTGTAGTTTTTGTAATGGCATGGTTTACCCTAGTACGGATATTGCTTTAGCAATTTTGGCTTTGCGGTCGTCTAGCCCAATTAAACCGCCATTAATACGTTTTGTCATTGTATCGTAATCTTTAGAATCAGCCAAGATGTTTAGTCCCGTTTTGTTCCAGAACCATCCCGCCGACATAGCAGCATAATTAGGCTGAGCCAAAAGACTAGGTTGGCTAATAAGGTCAACGCTAATTGCTTTTCCACAACGCTCATAGTTTTCCCGCCCAGTTAATTGAATCAAACCCCTTCCGTGAAAAGCCCATCCATCATTTTCTTGGTTGTTACCAAGCCGCCCAGCATATACTTTGTTGGCTAAAAGCTGTGGGTTATGGGCATACTTCATAGCCGTTGGTAGGTCTGGAAACCGGCTAGGCCAAACTTTCATTAGGGTTTCTGGTTTGTAGTCGAGGTTTTCTTCAAGAGTTTTGAAATTAGCAGACTCATGAGCACACTGACCAATAAACGCTGCTTGACGGAGAGGTGTGTTAATTTCGTATTTAGCAAAAGTCTTCTCCAACGGTTCTAACCATTTCTGGTCAATACCTAACGCCTGTAATTGTTCAGCCGTCATTTAATACCTACTTGCGCATTAACCCAATCTTGAAGGCTAGTTAGTTGGGCCGTTGTTGCAGCGCATTGTCCAGCAAGTACTGGGTAGGCGGTTTCTGCATCAGTTCCTTTGGGGGCTGCGGAAATGCCGGGCACTGAACGGCTACTGGAGTTGAACTGCACCCCACTATAATAATTGCGCACAGCAGCAAGCTTATTTTCAAAATCATTTTTAATTCCTTTAGTAACTAAGTCTTGTTGTTTTTTGACTGATTCGACATGCGCTTCTTGCGCTTTGGCAACAACTGCAACCTGCTCTTTAAACCTAGCAAAGTCGATATCCCGTATATGCCAGCCAGTAGCAAAAGCACCAAGTAACAAAGCAACACAAGCGCCAATTTTGACATATAGTAGGTTCATGGGTTAATTGGTTCTTTGGTTATATACCTAAGAATGGCAACAATAATGCCTACCACAGCAAAAATAATGCCGTAGTACTTAGGGTCAATAATAGACTGCAGCATCGGCAGGTTGTCTAACAACGCACCAAACACAACTAATGCTACCGAAAACCACATAGTCTTAGACTTGTAGCATTTCATTTTGCTTTAGTCCTAGCAGTTTTAGTAACTACTGCCGGTTTTTTTGCCGGTGCTTTAGCCTTACGAGTCGTGGCTTTAGGTACTATCACTTTATTTTCTTTTGCCGGTGCTGGGAAAGGCCAAACTTCTTGCAGTTTTAAATCTACCTTACCAACTTCCATATCAATTTTTGGCATATAGCCAAGCTTGTCAAACAACCAAGTAAACCCAAATTTAAAGTCCATTTTAATATTTTCCTTCAGCAAATACATTTACAAATACAGTTCCATCTTCTAATGCTTCAATTTCATGCCATTCACTTGCTGGAAGATTTAGCGGTTGTGAGTTTTTGTCTATGGTATAGCTACGACCTTCAAGACTTACCAAACAAGAGCCAGAATTACACATAGTTGCATGGGCATAAATATGTTGGTGTTTTGTTAGCCCCTCACCTTTGTTAGCGTGATAAACATTTAGTTGCGCACCATCGTACGTAAAAGAATGTCTTGGGGCTAAATTTATCATGCAAGTTGTACGCCACTTGTAGTAGGTTGATTTTCTGCTGCGGGTGGTGGTGCTGGTGGTGTCCATGCTTCCCAAACTCCAACACAAGCCAAAGCCCATTCAGGCAAGGCATTTATTTCCTCATTTGGTGGTTTTGGTGCAAATGGGTCTACAGGGTCATCAAATTCAATCCAACCTTTAGTATCAAACCATTGCAGCGCATGGATATCCTGTGGGATACCACAAGTAGATAAATCTAATGGGTGATGTGAACTGTCTCCGTCTACTGCTACAAAAGAATCATCAGGGATAATTGTTAGTCTCATTTGTCATTCTCCAAAATTAAAGTGTGCATTTGTTGTGGTATATTGGCAGCAGCTAATAATACTTTTTGGCTTGTCTCATTAGACCTAACCATTTCGTTTCTGAAAGACTCAACTGCCGCTGCAGTACTATGTTGTTGGCGAGCATTTTCAATTAACATCATTGGCATCATAGACATAGCACAACCCCAGTCTTTAAGGGGTTCTCCAGTATTAGGGTGCGTACCATGAATTTCAATAAACCAAGCGCAATCTAATTGCTTACAAGGTTCAAAGTTATTTAATGGGCAATTGTTTTTAGGTTCAATTTTCATTAGTTTTTAGAGCAAATGATTATGTTAGCGTAACGTACATTAAGGGTAATAGCAGAAGATGTAGCAGATAATCCATGAGTATGTGAACTGCCACTACCAGCAGCATTAATTGGTCCAGATTTAGTTCCATTAGGACTATAAACTGTCATATAGGTCATTGAAGAGCAGCCACTACCTGCTCTATTGCCGAATGAATTGACAGTAGGGCTGTTAAAACTAACATCACCATCATTATCAGCATAATTTAATGGGTGGTTATGATTAGCAAGTTGTGCAGTTGAAAGCGTAGTTGCTGATGCGCTTCCTGAAATAGTCGGAGTTTGGTTTGCAAACACAGTTGAATAAGCGGTTGTTCCACCAGTCGAACCCCCAGCACCAGAAACTAAACGTAAGTCATAGTCATTAAGCGTTGTTACTTGTGTCCAACCTGTAGGTGCGGCAGCTTGATAAAACAACATTACTGTAGTTGCAGGAATAGGATTTGCTGTAGCTGCAGTAGTTTGTGTAGTAGCATCTGGAAAAGTGATTGATGTTCCGCTAACGGTAATTGTCATGTGTTGCTCCTAAAAATTAAGGTGTTCCGCCAGCAGTTTCACTGCCAAGGGTAATAAAGTTACCAGAAGAATCTAAACTAGCTACGTTTGTGCCATTATAATTAAAATACAGTTTTGTTCCAGTAGGAGTAACGCTCCATCCACCAGAGTTAGTAATCTTTGTTGCACCTGTTGTTGTTCCTGTACCGCCAGAAGTTATTGCTAAAGGGGTTGCTAATGTTGTAGTGCCGCTTACAGTTAAATTTCCTGAAACGTTTAAAGTACCGCTAGAACCAGTAAGAACGTTATAAAAGTTAGTGCCGTCAGTCCAAATAAAACTAGTTGAACCAGCAGGAATAGAAATGCCAGCACCGGCAGCGGTTGTATTGCCAATAACAGTTGAGTTATAAAATGTAGCAGAGTAGCTAGTGTTGTTCCAAACAATGTAGGTTTTACTTACAGGCGGGGCAAAGATATTGAAGTTAGCGCTTAAAGTGCCTGTATTTAGTTTAAGTATTCCATAGACAGTTTGGTCTAATGATGCATTAGATGAAGGGCCGTTAGTGTATGTAAGTACTTGATTATTAGAGCTTGGACTTACTGTAACTGATACAAACCCAGCAATGGCTGCTTCAAAAATGTATTGAAAGTTTGAGTTAGTAGTAGCACCCCAGGCACCTGGTTGCTGTCCGTCTCCGATTAGCTCGGTGCGTAATATGGGTGAATATGTTGACATGTTCTATCCTTTATGGGTAGTTATTATTAACTGGTACCCAAGTTACTGTTTGTCCATCATTAATACTTGTCCAAGTACTTGAACCTGCATTGTTTACTGCCGCCCAAACCGCTGTCTGGCTATCGTTAATTTTAAACCATCCACGAGGAAATGGGTCGTCCAATAATACCAAGTTTTCTGTTATTTGGCTACTAAACGAAGCTATTACTACAATTGAGTCGGCCGGTACTAAGTTTTCGGTTATTAGGGTATTAAAAGTCTTTAGGGCAGTTTGGGCATCTGCTGAAGTAAGGCTTTCGGTAATAGCCGAGTTATAAATCTTAATAACGGTCTCAGATTCAGCAATACCCAAAGCCTCGGCAATACTAGATACAAAAGACGCAATAGCTGATTTATAGTCTATTAAGGTGGTGTTTTCCGAGATAACGGCTGAAAAAGAAGCTATTACAGTTTCGGACTCGGCTATGGTTGTTACTTCTTGCACTGCAGCAGCAAAAGCTGCTTGGACTGTTTGGGTGTTGGCTAGAGTAGTTGCTTCTGTGATGGCGTTGTTAAAGGTTGCCTGTATTGCGGTTATATCTGCTATATTTAAAGCTTCAATAATAGCCGCTGAGAATGTGGCAATTAAAGATTCTATATCCGTTACAACAGTAATAGCCTCAACAACAGCTGCTGAGAATGTAGCAATAACCGATTCAGCATCAGTCTCAGAAAGAATATCTTCAGAAATAAGCGCAGAAAAAGCAGCAATAACCGCTGAGGCGTCAGCTAGTGTAACTGCCTCAGTTAAATCTGAAATAAAAGCAGCTAATACAGATTCATTATCCGCAAAAACGCTAGCTTCTAATACAGAAACTTGCGAAAAAAATGAGCCTTGCTGTACAAAAGGACCCGAAGATACCGCCTGTTTACCAAACACTTACAACCTAGCAGTCTTCTGCACCAGCGTAGTCAGAGAAAGTCTTTAGCACTTCATAGATAGCTGGAATAAATGCCTTGCCTTCTGGTAGGTCGGCTAGTCCAATGTAGTGGGCGTTTTCTTTAACTGTTGCCATGTTGCCTTGGCGGGCTTCTTCGTTAAAGTAGATAGCCACTTGAACCTGAACCTGGTCTTTAGTGCCAAAGAAGTTAGTAATGCGGGCGTATGCCTCTGGGGCTGGTACGCCAAATTGTGTTGCTACTTGTAATCGTAATGCCATGATGTTGCTCCTTTTGTTAATAAGTCATTTCTGTTGTTTCAATTTTACACACCCAACGAATAGTTGTTGCGGCTGCTCCTGTTACAGTTACTGCTAAGCCGCCGTTTGTGGTGTCTGCTGTAATGGCTACTGCCCATGTTGCTGCTCCAGCGTCTTGCGATACTAAAGAAGCAGTAATTCCTGCACCTACAATAGTGGTTGTTCCTACCCCTGCACCACGCTTAATAGTGCCTTGAAATGTCCAAGACGATGAGTTACCAGCCCCTGTCACACCAGCTACAATAGAACCACGAACATAATAAGCAGAGTTATTAGGCAATATTAATTGGTTTGTTGTTCCTGCCGCAGCAGCATCTGAAGCTAAAACTGTAGCCGTAGCGTCTGTGGTTTGACGAGCTAAAACTAATATAGCTGACTGTTGCGTTCCGTTTGTACCAGTACTCATTGGATTGGCACAAGCTGGTGATACTGTATATCCTACAACACCTCTAGAAGTACCATATCTAGAACCAACAATAACACTTTGTGATGAATTTGCTGTATTTTGATATCCGCCAATAACAGTTGCACCTACTGCTGTTGTGTTATTTCCTAATCCGCCACAAATTGTAGAGACAGTACCAGATGCCGTATTACCAAAAACAGTTGCACCATCAAAGCCACCACCACCAATAAATGAAGCACTACCTGAAGCAATATTCTTTACTCCGCCTACTACAGTAGAAAAATCACCGCTTGCCACATTTCGGTTTGCTGCTGTTCCAGCATCACCGCCGCCGCCAATGAAGCTGTATGCGCCTGTTGCCTGATTGTTACCACCGCCGACTACGACACCATGTGGAGTGTAGAAAGAAAGAGCTGGTGTTCCTGTGGCACTGGCTGATTGGCTAATACCAAATGTGTACGATGTGCCGCCTGTTGGTGTGCCTGTAGAACTTGTGTTTAGGCTGTATGTTCCTGTGTTTCCTGCGGTGTAAAAGTTAATAGCCGTACCAGCGGTGATAACGCCTGTAGTCGCTTGGCTAATCGTAATGCTTGTGCCGCTAATTGCTAGTACATAGGTGTTGGTGTTAATGCCCGTAATGGGTTGCACAAACTGACCGACTGCAATACCTGTGGCTGAACTGACTACTAAGGTTGTTGAGCCTGATGAGGCAGATGCTGTTGGTGATGCTGCTGCAGCGTTTGTGGCTGTTAGCTGCGCCGTTACATAGGCAGTCGCTGGAGAAATCGAGCCGCCAGTTAATACTGTTCCAATATACATCGTGCCTGTTAGGGCGGTAACCGATAATGTCGTGGTGCTAATGGTCGATGTCATTGCCGACACAGTATTAGTCGCTACTGCTGATGTGACATAGGTGTTTGTTGCTATACCAGTGCCAGATATGTATTGACCTACTTTAATAGATGCGTTAGTAGCGGTTAATGCAATTTGTAACGAGCCGACTGTGACTTGCTGGGTTGCAAGGGCAGAAACTACTGCGGCTGATGCTGTTCCAGAATTTGTAAAGCCACCGCCAATAAAATTAAAATATCCTAATGCTTGATTTGCTTGACCAGCAACAACACCGCAAGCATATTGATTGGCATTATTTGCTGCACCTCCAGTAACAACAGCATACTGACCAGATACAAAATTAAATCCTCCGCTTAAAACTCCAGAAATAGGACCTGTTACTGTATTGTTTGTGCCGCCGCTAATTATTGAATTTAAACCACTTGCAACTTGAGTTGCTGCACCTCTAACCATCTGCCAATCAACAGCATTAGCACCCCTAGCGTTTCCGCCGACTGCTGAGCTAGTTGTTGCTTGAGCCTGTAATGCGCCAGTACCAGCGGGTTGGACATAGAGTGAGCCGTCTGATTGCAAGCCTATATTGGAAACGCCTGAGAATGACAGGACAGGGGCGTTGTAGATTGTGGATGCTGTAGTAACTTTATAGGGGTTTACGGTTGAGCCAATTTCTAACTGCGCACCGTAAATATAAATGCCCGATGTTCCATCACCAGCATAAGATGCGGCTATTGTGCTTGATGTTAGTGCGGTACGAATTTGTGTAGTA